CAATGTCTGCGCTTTTGTAAATCCGCCGTCAAATCCACCGACATTAAAAGTCGGAGTTCCAAATGATGTAGGGATTGCATACACGATCTTCTCACCTGCTCCGGCATTTACTGTAAAACTGCGTCCTCTGCCGCCTGCAAGCGCAGAACCCTCTAACGCAAGGATATCCGCATTTGCGAGTGATGCTTTGTTAGTCTTGCCCCAGTATACTTTTGGCTGGAATGCGATTGTCACGGTTCTGGATACAGACGCATCTCTTTCATCTGTAACAGTAAGAACGATATTCGTATTTGCTTTCACTGTCTTTCCTGTGTATGATTTCTTACGGATGCTCTTATCCAGATTTTCGGCAGCTTCGCTTGCAAACTGGATTTTCTGGGTCTTAGGTTCTTTATTTAACGCCCATGCAATATCAGATGCAGTAACTGTCGCACCGATTTCGTTGCTGCTGTTCGTGGCAGTCAGACTGTTGATTGCAATCTTGGTGTACGCCAGGTCATCGATTTTTTTCTTGTACTCATCCGAAAAATCATTGCTGGATAAACCTTTTCCCACCTCCTTCTTTACGTATCTCTCATCATTCTTCTGTACCAGGTGTGCAAGTCCATCCTGATCCAGGTACTTCTTTTCTGCAGCGATCACTGCTGCTTCTGTTGCTTTTTTTCTTGGCATTTTCACTCTGCTCCTTTCATAATCTCGTCAATCTCCGAATTGGTGATCGACTCTATCTCCACAGTCCCGCCGCTGTTTGACAGATTTACGGAACTGATTGTATCCTTACCAGACAAAAGCTGCAGTTGATTCCCCTCTAACTGCAGCCCGTCTCCTTTTTGCTTTAACCGCTCCACGATCTGTTCCAGTGCATGTTTATCCGCTGGGGCCTCATAATCTTCTGGCTTTTTTCGTGCTTTTACACTTAACCGAATTTCAAATATGGTCTTTCCTTCTCCCGGAATAGTCTTATATACATATGCCTGGATTGTTCCACTTCTTTTCAGTAATTCATTTGGAATGTCGACTGTGATGTCACCGTCTTCCACTTTCCCAAGTACCACCAATGCACCATTCGTACATTTGTCAGTGAAATGTACTTGTATTTGTTCTTCTTCTACTTCCATTCCGCAGATCTGTAAAACCTGTCCGTAATCCCATTGTGTAAGTTTTCCATCGATATCCACACGCCTGGAACATTCATCAAATACTGCAATTATCATTCTTATGCGCCTCCTCCAAGCGAATCGATATCCGAATTCGGAATCCCCTCTATCCCTGTTACTTCTCCGGAATCACCCCGGGGAATTTCGAAATCAAATACCGCCTCTGTTTCTGTACCCGAATTTTCAACAGACGCCTCTGTTCCTGCCTCCCCGGTCGTAGTAGTTCCGATCCGTATTGTTGCTGCTTTTCCTGCCGGTCCTTCCGGACCCTGAATACGTCCTACATTTTTCCACTGGCCAGATACGTTGTCCCATACATATAGATTTCCATCTACCAGATAGGATTCACCCGCATTTCCTGTTGGATGTTCTCTGTTCAATTCCTCTTCTGTTTTATAGGAGCCCAGTATAGTAACACCCGTTCCATCTTTCCCAGGCTCCCCCTGAATCCCCTTTTCTCCTCTTGGACCAGGATCTCCTTTCTCTCCTTTAGCCCCTGTTGCACCGGATAAATCTACCATGTACTCATATCCAGTTGCGCCCTTTCTATAAACCTTGGCATTATCTGCATCATCCGGGTTACCGGTACTTATCATCACAATCGCATTTTCCGGAAGACCATCGGTTTCAAATCCTGCATTCATCTGTCCTACAGAGGCATAAATCTTTTGCACGTTTAAAGCAATGCTTCCACTTTCTATGGTTCCTGACTGCAGAGAATCAATTTCAATCGTTGTAATTTCAATCGGATCATACTTCTCCAAACGATTTAGTATATCTACGAGCGCCTGATATTCATTAGTTGACTGTATTTCGGATACAGCCACTAAGTTTTCTCTGACCTCCATCTTCACTTTGAATGATGTGACAGCATTGCTACCATCAATCAAATGTAGCTGGCATTCCGTATTTCCCACTTCTGCAACCATTTGCGGCGTCAAACTGAACAGGACGCAATAATTGCTTATCACGGTTCCTTCTGTGTAAGTTTCTGATCCGCTTGGTTTCTTACAATAAATCCTGGCCTTACTGATTGTCTTTGCCATTCCGGAAATCATACAGCGCAGAAGTCTGCCCGAATCGTACTGTACTGCATAGATTGTTTGCATAATTCCCGGGTTTCTCGCGTCAATGTATAAAGTTGTCGTTGTTTCCATATCACACCTTCTTTCTTATCCTGGTATCCACCTAACGAGGTAAACGTCTCCCGGCAACACACCTCCACCGCTTTTGTATCGCAGCACACAGTCCCACGGATAGTTATAGTATCCGGTTGTCCAAATTTCCTCTCCTGTCTGATCACCAGTCTGGCCGCCGGTTGTTCCGCCAAATTCATTTTGGCTGGCCTGCACAACCTGTCCATTTCCAATTCCCATTGCAGTATGGTTTACGATGTTCAGAAGGATATCCCCTCTTTGTACACCGGATCCTGTTGCCAGATTTATCTGCCCTGTCACATCCGTAAAACCGCAATTCAAAAATATTTCCCGCATATTGCCGGTGTAGGTTGCCCCATTGCTTTTTACCGGAACCCCGGCATTTTCCCACGCCTGAATCAATAACGAGGAGCAATCGTAATCCGGTCCCCAGCGGTTTGTCTGATCATATCCGTGGCTATTATCATTTGCAATTTGAATCGCCCAGTTTACCGCAGCTTCTATTTTTTCAGATCCTCCTGCATATTGACTCAGGTAGTTGTACCAATATCTTGCCTGCTGCCGCCTCTCGGCTTCCACTTCTACGCCTGCACGTTCAAAGTTTTTCAAAAATGCAGATGCCAGATATTCCGGTGATTCTCCGCTGACCTTAAACTGATCAAACGACAGCGGATATGCATCGGTTGCAATCCACTGACCAAAAGAAACTGTAACAGAATCTATCCACGTAAGCTGACCGTTTGGATCCGTAATTCCATATCCGTTCGCACCTGCCCAATTTGTATAATTTGTTGCCGGTGTCCACTGTACCAGTCCAAAACCTCCACTATAGTTTCCCTCCTGCAGGCTTTGCCAGATTCCGGGATTGATGTTCGATTCACTTTGCATGTTGCCGCATATCCCAGCAATAGCATTCAGCGACCATCCTTTTTGTTCAAAAAAACTTAGTACTTCTCTTGCATTCCCCTGCATCTGCTCTGTGGTCAGATAAAAGTTTCCTATCGTCCATGACATCAGAAATCACCTTCTTTCGTGATTCCGCCCACAAGAAATCCTTTTTCAAATCTTAGATTTGTCCCATTCGAAAAAACTGCAGTTCCAGTCTTTCCATAAACTCCGGGTCCAACGTTTTCCGCATCTAACAGAACCGCATCCTTCGTGATCCTTAGTAAGTTTTTGCTGTCTTCTTTGTTTCCATCGGTGAATAACAGTGCATTTCCAACATACGTCATACAAAGAACGCCCTCATCCTTTTTGTTTGAAAATGATATTGTTCCGTCCTTTATTGTCACACGCCGATTATCGCTCAAAGAATCGCAGATATATTTCCCTTCTGCGTAAATTCCATCTTTATCCAGTCTGACTATTTCTTTCCCGCTTGCATCCAGCACCCTTGCAATGCCACTATTATTGTCAAATCCTCCGATTTCCAATGTTCCACCTCTGATCCGATCAGCCAGCATTGTTCCTGCTGTGATAAAATCAGCAAAGAATCCCTGTCCTGTTCCAAAGGTGGACCAGTCCCAGTCTCTTCCATCTGCAGTTCTTTTACTGGCAATCTCGAACCCCATTGTACCAAGGCACATTGCTCCAAACGTTTCCGACTCCGGATTCAAATCTTCAAATAAAACAGCGCGTACTTTCTGTTTTTGTGCGATGTCGGACTGCGCCCGAAACTGTGCTTTCACTCCGTTTATGATGCCGTTGACCTGTGCTCCTATCACAGTGCCATCCGGTCGGATTGCACTTTCTATCCGATTTGACATACTTGATACATCCGCAATGAAATTATATTGAAAGTCTCCCAACACAACAGATGCAACCTCTTCATTGATGCAATCCCATTCCAGTTCTATGACACGTGCATCTGTTACAATATCCAGTTTGCTGTGACGACAATGTACCGTGTCTCCGATAGAAACTTCTTCCAGTTCCCGGATATCCGCGTACAATTCCGTATCATGCAGCATAACCATATCAGCGGATATCGTAACCTTCGGCTTGTCAATTCCAGCTTCAAACTGTTCCTCGCATTTTTCTTTTAACGCATTGTTTAGTTCTTCCTGTGTATTGCAGATCACGATTCCGTTCTCTTCGTCATCTTCCGCAGCATCGGCCTTCATCTTCACATCTTCAAATGTGATCACTCCGTATTTTATTGTTGGATATTTATCAAGCAGTGGTGAGTCCACCCATGGTTCATTCCCCTCTATCATGTATCCGTTATATGCCTTTGGTACAATCCTTGTAATGACCTCGCTGGTATCAATCTCTTCCTGCAGCCCGTTTTCCGCAATGTTTTTCCCGTATAAAACCTGCACCCCATGATCGATTCCAACTCGGTCATTGACGGTGATCGTATAATTATCAAAAAGAACCTCACCGCCCCATCTGTTCAGGAAGGAGTTCTCCTCTTCTCCGCAGATTGCTTCGATCAGGTTCTTTGTCTGGTAATATGCTGTTGATATTATTTTGATATTAGATTTTCCACTGTACTTTTTATTTGGTGTGGTCATGATGTCCAGTGCCTGCTGCCCGTTTTTTTCCGTTGGACGTATATCCAACAGAAAACAATCATCAATCGCATCCATAAAAACCGGTTCCAGTTCTGCACTCACGCCAGCATCTGATTTTGCTTTCTTTTTGATCCGAAATAACTGTGTTCCATTGAATGACTCCAATTTTACGACTGCGTCCTCTTCTATCCACTTCCAACGTCCCTCTTCATCGATCGGGTGCTGAATCTCCGCTTTCCAACTTCCGTTTAGTATTGCTTTTACAGAAGCGCTCTCCGGAAGTAATGGCATATCACCGTTATGTTCATAATCCGTATTTCCTGGTTTATAAAGTTCTATCCTTATAAGCACCTCCAGTTCGGAATCACTTTCAGATCAAATCCTCTTGAGATATACACGGTATTCTCTCCCGGTAAAAGATGTAGTTCTGCATAATCTCCATACACAGATGTGTTCATCAATTTTCCATCTTTTCTGTATGCCATCAGCCTGTCTGTATCAATCACCAGATTCTGGCCAACATTCGCTTTCATTTGACTTCCGTTTACCTGCAGGATGCACTCACCTTCACCTGTGATCAAATAGACTGGTCTTGATCTGTCATATGGATTGTAAAACACCTCTTCCGGTGTATATTCTGCTTTTCCATCTGTTCGATATCGGTATCCCTCACACGTAAATTCTACATCAAACTCTCCGACCTCTTTTACTTGCCGTTCTGCTGCATTGATCTTAGTATGTTTTACGTGATAGAAATACTCCAGTTCATCGCTTAAAATCAGTTCTGTATCATCTTTTCTCATAAGCCATCTTCTCGCAGCCCGAAATCGTTCCTGCCATCTTTGAGGATTTTCTGCAAATGTAAATGGAACTGTGATTGTAATGTCGCTCACAGTTCCATCTTCTTTGAATATGCTCCCATCTCTTCCCGGTATGTTCAATTCCGTATAGTTATACTCTGCCGAAGGGATAGACGGTCTTTCTCGTACAAGTATTCCTATTTCTGTATTTGTATGGCCGTTTCTGATAATTTCATACATTTACCGTCTCCCCTTTCCTCTTTTTGTGTGATGTACTTGAGATGTAAATCCTTTTTTGGCTGTTTCTACAATATAAGAATCAAGCTTTTGATTTCCAATTTGCACACCGACATTATTGTTCAAAACAATGTTAGTCTGTGTAGCACTTGCCAGAGCTGGAGTTCCTCCGTACATACTCTCACTCATCGTCTTGGCAACTCTTTTTACCGCATTGGAAACCTTGTACACATTCTCATTGATTCCTTTTACCATTCCATCGATAAAATCCGGCATCCATGTTTCATAATCTCTCAAAGGTCCTTCATCCGGTCTTGAAAAGTGTAAAAAGGATCGAATCTTATCTCCGATTCCTTTCACTGCATCCACAATCCCGCGGACTCCGGATAATATCCCTTCTTTCAATCCATTGATAAAATCCGCTCCCCATTCCCAGGCATTATCGATCCACCCGGAAATTGTGGATCCAATTTTTTCGAAAATATCACTTACAATTTTCGGAAGTTCCCGGATTGCATTTTTAATTCCATCTCGTAATGCTTCAAACCCACTGATCGCAGTTTCTTTTACCAGAGATACCAATGTGGATACCACATTTTTAATTTCATTCCAAATATTTGATGTAATCTCCTTGATGGAATCCCAAATATTCGCAACTGCATTTTTGATATTATTTAAAATATTCTCCAGATCCGATTTTAATTTTTCAAAATCTCCAGTCACCAGATCAATCATCAATAGTACTGGTGCAAGTGTAGCGTTTTTGATGAATTCCCATGCATTTTGTGCAAGTTGCTTAATTCCGTTCCAGATCCCATTTAAATTCTCTTTTAATTTCGTAAAAGAATCTGTAATGGTTGTTACGATTGTTCTTATCGTTGGATTGGCAAGCAATGACGATAACATCTCATTCCATGCATTGGGAATCGTTTCTGTAAAAAATTCTACAATTCCATCCCATGCTGCAAAAAATCCATCCCTGATTGCCTTTAAAATTCTGTTCACGCCTTCTCGAAACCATTCGCATTTATTATACAAAGTAACCAGCGCCGCTATAATTGCTGTAATAACCGCAATTACAGGATGTGCCGTTATCATTCCAAGTAGTCCGGTCACCGCTGTTTTAATTCCGCCGACCAACTTTGTCGCAACTCCTCCGTTTCCAGACAACTTCGACAGTGCTCCTGCCACCGCAGATATCCCGAGTGATATCTGGCCGATTACCATCAGTAGTGGTCCTAATGCTGCAACCAGAATTCCGACTACTACAATCACCTGTTGCACGCCTTCCGGTAGTGCTGAAAATTTATTGACAAGTGCGGTAATAAGTTCTGCTACCTTCTGGACAATTGGTGCCAGTGTATCTCCGATCTGAATCGCTGCGGTTTCCAGAGATCCTTTTAATTCCTCGATTGCTCTTGATCCATCACTCATCTGAGAATTGGCCAGCCTTTGTGCTGCTTCCTGATCATTTGCCGCATTGATATATTTCTGAATCCCTTCAGTCCCGCTATCCATCATCACAGTAGCGGCTCGCATTGCATCGGATCCGAAGATTGTCGATAACGCCGCATCTCTGGATGCCGAATCCAAACCTCCAAGTTTATTCTGCAACTCCTCAGCAATCTCTGAAGCTCCAAGGAGATCCCCATTGGAATCTCTTGTCTGTATTCCAAGCTGTTCAATCATTGTTGCAGCGCTATCTGTTGGTGCCGCCAGCCTCTGGAGCATGGTTTTTAAAGATGTTCCCGCATCGCTTCCCTCAATTCCCGCATCTGCAAAACGAGCCAAAACCGCTGTTGTTTCCTGTATAGACCATCCAGCGTTTTTTGCTCCAGCAGAACACTGTGCCAGTGCCTGTGTGAGAGGTTCTACATCCGTAGAAGATGCAGCTGCTGCCCCGGCCAAAGCGTTTGCCGCTTCTGCAGACTCATTTGCAGACAGACCAAACGCTCCCATTGCCTGTACGACAACATTTGCTGCCTCTCCAAGATCCATCCCGGAAGATGCCGCAAGGTCCATTGTAGTTTTTAATGCCCCTGCTTTAATGTCGGCTTCTGTCAAACCACCTTTTGCCAGTTCTGTGATCGCATTCCCTGCATCTGTTGCGGAAAAGACGGTATCCTGTCCGGTCTGGATTGCAAGCTGTCTTAGATCTTCCATTTCAGACATGGGCTTATCAAGTGCTCCCGCCGCCTGACTCATTGCATCGTTGAAATTATTTGCCATAACAGTGGATGCAGCCCCTACACCGGTCAGTGCCCCCGTTACTGGCAGCAAGGATTGTCCGACTCCTTTGACCTTATTTCCAAACTCTCCGGATACCGCAGATACTTTTGCAAGATTCGCACTTGCACTTCCTGTAGTCTCTTTTAGTGATTTCAGTTTCTGTTCTGTCTCAACAATCTCTCTTTGAAGAGAATCGAATCCTTCTGGACTGATCGGCTGTCCAAATTCATCATCTACTTGCTTTTTCTGTGCTTTCAGTTCTTTCAGTTTATCAGACGATTGGTCTACCTCTGTCTGCAGTTTTTTGTACTCTTCCGTATCAATCTGACCACTTTCTTCCATAGACTTCATGCTCTTTTTGAGCTTGTCCATTTTTTCGTTGGTCTTTACAATCTCCTCTTGAATCGGAGTATACGCCTCTTTCCAAGCATCATAATTTCCGGCGGTTTTTGCTGCCTGTTCGCTTGCCTGTTTTAAAGTTTCCAGCCTGTTTTTCGTTTCACTGATCGACTGCTGCAGCAACTTCTGCTTCTGATTCAGCAATTCCGTATTCGTGGGATCCAGCTTCAGCAATTTATTGACATCTTTTAATGACTGTTCTACACCGTACAGTTTTTTGTCAACACCGGACAGTGCCTTTTCCAGCTTGGAAGTATCGCCGCCAATCTCTATGGTAATTCCTTTTATTCTGCTCCCTGCCCTTACATCCCTCCTTTACAGTGCATCAATATCCGCCTGTGTTGCAATTTTCGGATAATCATACTCATCATTCTTCATTTCGATAAACATATCGTTGATCATTCCAATGCTTAACAGGTCTAAATCAGAAATAGAAATACCGCACTGTGCACATCGAAGCATGAACAATGCGGTATTGACCTCACGATCTATTTCCCTCTCTTTTTTTTTGGAACTGACATCTGTTTATTTTCTGACTTCCACATTTCCATGATTTCCGGCAGAATCTCATAGATATCAAATGTCTCGAACTGATCCAACCACTCGTTGATATCGTCCGGCTGGTCAGGATCGCCATGTTTATGCATCAGAAAGGCAATGTTTTCAAACATTTCCAGTGATTCGATCGGGATTCCACTTTCAAACTTACTTTCATCAAATTCTGTACCTTCTTTTTCGCATTTTTTCTGCATCTCGTCTTTGAGTTTTTCCTGGATCTTGATCTGCTTTTCAATTTTCTGCATATCTACAAAAATATCTCTCCCAAATTTCAGTCGATAAATCCGTGGGATTGCGGCAGAACTTTTGAATTTATATTCTGTTCCATTGATTGTGATCGTCTTTCTCATCCTGTTCTCCTTTTATGCTGCAACTTCCTGATCTGGAATGTACACCTTATCAAACCATTTTTCGTATAAGTCATCTGTTGTATCTGCTGTTGTCTTTGCCCGAACTGCCATTTTCTTAGCTGTTCCAAGCTGTACAGCGGATGCAGAAACTGTGACAGTGTCAGTTGTAGGTTCAATCGCGTCCTCTGTTGTGCTGGATTCTGTTGTAGGACGTGTAGAGGTACAGCAATAGAACCAGAACCGTGTTCCCCTCACATCGCCGTCAATTTCAAATCCCAGCGCAAACCGTTTTACTTTTGCAGTCGCTTCTTCCAGCATGACTTTGTTCTTGTCAATGTATTCACTTAAAATCTTTTCCCGGAACTCATCCGTGATCAGCGCCATTTCCCAGTCTCCCTCATATCCGCTATTGGAAGAAGAAACATAATACTTGATTCCATCCGCATAAAACGGTGTCAGTTCTCCCTGTGCTTCCAGTGAAAGCGATACGGAGCCAGGTACCGCAAACGGTGTGTCAAATGTAATTTCTCCCGTCTCACTCTCCTGCAAAAGCGCAACATGCGCATTATGGATATTGAATTTGACTTTATCCTTTTTTGTTGCCTGTCTTTTTTCCCTTACTTAGCCCTCCACTTCATATAATACTTCATACATATTTTCTGATTTAATATACTGTTCACTTTTCTGCCAGAAGAGATCTGCTGCATCAAGTGCCGCTTCTACACGTTCCTCCAGTTCAAAGTCCTTTTCATCTGTGTACAGTTCAATATCAACTTTGTCTGATTTAAAATATACCTTCCCATCTGCGGAAAAATTTCTCGTTTCCGGAATCAACCAGCAAATAAAAGGAGGATTCACCGCCTCACGTTCTTCGAAATGATGATACCGATATTCAATTTCCAGTACATCCAGAATTGCTTCTATCCTCTCCTTTGTCATAAATATCGTTCTGTCCTTTCCTGTAGAATTTCCTTTGCGTGCTTTTCTGCAATTTTGATATGCGGGATCCCGTCCACTCTTCCACCATTCCTCTTTGCGTGTCCTTTTTCCAGCAAATGTGTAAGCCGGTATTCCGGCTTTTGGGAATATACCACCATATCATAGCGGTGCCTTCCACTCAAATTTTCGTCTCGTTTATAGCTCCAGTGCTTTGCATATTCACCGGTATCTCCTTCCGGTGATATGGAACGTAATTCCGCAGCTGTCTGCTTCGCCGTCTCTTTCACTGCTTTTTCCACTGCTTCCTGTACATCCTCACGATACGCATCTAACTCCTGCATGACTTCGATTGCGAACTGATCAATATTAATTTTCGGCATGGTTTCTCACATCCTCATAAGTCGTTACTACTCTTTCCAGAGAAAGCAGTAAACAAGGTGGCGCTGCATCATATTTATTCTGGATCTGTATGATCTTGTACTGCTTTTCTCCGATTATGCAGATGTCCATCGTAGAAATGTCTTCTACTGGCAGAATTGCAACTACTTCGTCAATCTGATTGGATAATACCTTTGCCTCATAGAACCGTTTGATTCCAACTGTACGAAATCCGAATCGAATTCCAGCTTGCCTGGTCTCTACAATCTTCCGGCCTTTTACGCTACATATATCCAGTGATCCATCGTTAAATGTGGTAAACTTTGTATCCTTACGTCTCGGCATTGCATCCACCCGCTTTTCTTCGAAAACTGCGCATCTGCAGTGATATGATTTCTGATTTATAATTTTGAATAAACTCATCTACCTGACCGGCTCTTGCATACATGCAGTAATTTAAGAGCAGCTCTTTTTCTTGTGTTTCGCTTTCAAAATCACAAAATCCTATTTTGCCCTCAAGGTACGCTTTTCCTCTCTCTACGATACCAGAGAGCTTTTTACGCTCCCTGATATCCATATCCCATGTAATATCCAGAAAATTCTTCACATCTTCTAACAGATCGCTCATGATTATGCCTCATTCTTTGTTACAGTCACCTGATATGTCTTGGTTGTCTTTCCATCTGTCACTTTTGCTTTTACTACATTTCCTGCGCCGGAAGCCCATGTAACTCTGCTGCCGTTTGCAATCGGTTTATCATTGTAGGTCAATTCCAGTTCTGCAGTGCTGTCTGCGATTACCGCCTGCACCGTGTTTGATGCGTCTGTTGTTGTCAAAGTATATGTCAATGTTCCTTCTGCGAACTCCGGTGTCAGTGTATGTCCCCCTACCTTGAAATCTGCAAGATTTGCATTTTCCACATTTTCTACACTTGGAACAACTTCCACTTCATAATGTGCTGGCTGCAGATCACTGATGTCCAAAAGCATGAAGGCATTATCATCTACTGCAAATCCATGACCATACATTTTGATCAGGTAAACCCTTTCATCTTCCAGGAATCTGTAATCATCTGAATACAGGATTCTTCCGTTATTTTCGATTCCAGATCCCATGAAGTAAAGCTTTGCCATACCAAATACAGCCTTTCCGACTCCTACCGCCGGAGACTGGATCACATCGATCGGGAATGGTAGTGTACTTACATATCCACCGCCCGGCGCTGGTCTCTGTGTTGCCGGAAGGACTTTGCTGAAATAATCTGACGGATTTACCACCAGAATCAGTGTGTCTACGGTTCTTGCCTGTCCTTTTTCATTGATTGCCAGAACAGCCGCCAGTTTTCCAAGCTGCACATCATTAAACTTTGTAACCTTTACTGCTTTTTTATCCGGATATACTCCACCCTTGATCGTAACAGAGTCTCCCACCTGTTTTGTCATACCGATTGGCATGTCTTTTCCAGTTCCATTAATGATGCCGTCTTCCAATCCATTTGCAAGCGCTTCATACAGGACCTGTCTCACATAAGTATCCAACCATTCTGGCCCCAGATCCAACATTGCTTTACACACCGGAAGAAATGCGGACAGTTTACTCAGTGTCACATCTACCTCTTTAAATCCGGATGTCAGCTCCTGGATGATCTCTGCGCAAAGTTTTCCCCATGCTGCTTTCTGATATCCATTCGTATTCATCATCATTCGTGTCAACCCTGTTACGGATGTAAACTGGATTTTGGACAACAGCGGATGATCTGTTTTCAAATCTTCAAATACTTTGTCAATTACGGTATATGGCATTACCACATCCAGATTTTCTACCGCCTGTTTCGGATTCGGTGCTTTCATGGCTTCTGCCAGTTTCTGATAATATTCTTTTTCTTTGGATGTCAGCTGTCTTACGCCGCGCTCAGACAGAATTCTCTGATCTGCTTCTTCTACGATTCCCCGTGCCTGTTCGATGACACTTTCCTGAATCTTATCGCACAGCTCCACAAACGCTGCCTGGAACTGCTCTGCATCTCCGGCTGTGATCGCCTCATTCATCTTCTGTACGATTGCTGTTTTTTCCATTTCTAATACATCTAAATTTTTCCTTAAATCATGCCTCCTCTAAAAAGATTTAATACGTTGTTTTTTCTTGGTTTCTTGTCTTCCTGTGATTTCTGCATTGCTGCAATCTGCTGCCGGAAGCTCTCCTGACTGTTTAACTGTCTTTGCATATCGGACAGCTTCTCCAGAATCTCTTCTGTGTTTACCGGTTCTGCTGTCTTTCCCATGATCTCATCAATGAGTCCATATTCCAGCGCCTTTTCCGGAGTGAGGTAAGTCTCATTTTCCATTAACTCAATCAACTCACTTTCCTCAATCTTCGCCCTTTCTAGAAAAACTTGCCGGTTTGCTTCCATCATGTCATCCAGATCATCTGCATATTTTCTCAGTTGTGTTGCATTGCCTGAGCAATACATCCACATATTGTGTATCAGTGCCGTTGTACCTAAACACATTTTTCTTGTGTCACACGCCTGTAGAATCAAAAACGCAACACTGTGTGCTACGCCATCCACAATCCCGACTTTCTGGTTTTGTTTTTGCTTCAGTAAATTGTAAATAGCAACGCCCTCTTTTACGGATCCGCCATTTGAGTTGATATGCAGCTCAATTGTCTGTCCTTCTGGAATTTCACTCAGTTTCTCTGCAAAATATTTTGCAGAAGTCTCCGAGTTCTTATATTCCCATGCGTTCCAGTCAAATTCTCCATATTCTGTCACATCATCATAAATGTACAGAAGTGTTTTGTTCTCTGCCTGAACAGGCTGCATTCTCCAGTTTGTTATGTTTTTCCTTGTCTCACCTCTTTCCTGGTTTGATTTATAAAAAGAGCACCTACCATTTCTGATAGATGCTCTGATTACTGTATTTGGTTATTCAATATTACGTTTCATCTTTTCTGCTAAAATAGAAAGTGTGGCCAATTTAACAGTCTTACTGTTACTTTTTCTAAAACTTTTCTCCATAGCATCTAATGCTTCAATAGGAACTTTCTCTACTACAGATATGAAATATGGAGCAATATCGAAAGTCTCTTTTGCATCCTGTTTTTCTATTGACACTGACTTTGTTTCTCTCACTACTGGAAGTTTCTCGCCCTCTTTTACTCTGAAATAGAAATCAACTAGGTAATCATATACTTCCCATGCCTTATCGGTATTCAGCGATTTTGCATGAAGTAATGCACCTTTTTCTGTCCAGAGATAAAGCGTATGAGCATATTTAAGGTTACCTTGAATTTCAAGGTCAGCTTTAAATTTCTTTAATTCTTCTCCCTGTAATGCGATATAATGTTTTCCTTCCGTATATCTTTTCTTATTATAAGAAAAATTATATTGCAAAATTTTAGGCTGCGTTCCGTAATTTCTTGCTAGTTGCTCTGTTGTTAAAACTCTTATTCCATTTATTTCTATTACTTGTGGCAATTTCATTTCATAATACCTCCATTTTCTGATTTGCCAAAACAGATGTACAGTGCTATAATATTTATACCTCTATTTGGGGGTCGGGTAGTCGATTTCACTTTCTCAGGGTGCCGACTACCCTTTTACTTTTTTAATTCTTCATATACCTTTCTAATCCCTAATCTAATTATATCGGTACGTTTTTTTCCGGTAATTTCACAACAATAGTCCAGCATTTCTTCCTCTTCCTGTGAAGTTCGTATTTCAAAACGTCCTTTTTTAGGATTATCCGTTGGTCTACCTTTCGGACTCATCAAATCACCTCTTTCTTTTTGTCCGTACATTTATCATAATACATTTTGTACGGACATTTGTCAAGAGGTAATTTTAAAAAGGACAAGTGAATTTCACTGCTCCTTATGTTCTTCTTAAAACTCATCTACCAACATCTTCACGTCTTGATATATTTCCTTGTAAGGCGTCTCCTTTTCTATAAGCTTGCGAATTCTCATCTTAACCAGAGTTTCCAAAGACTTTAACTCCATGAGCGTTTCCTGTGACAGTTCATCACGTTTTCCACTCTGAATTCCCATCTTACTATTTATCAGCTTTGTAAATAGCACGTAGTACCTATCTGCATTTTTACTCCCCTGCTCTTTTGCATACTCCACAAAGAGTTTAATCTGGTCTGTTTCATATCGTCTTGCCTCTTTGGATTCGTTACGAATTCCAAGCCACTTTTTATCTTTTTCGGAAGTTATGTAATAGCCATTCTTTTTAATTGATTGAATAATGTCGTACACCCAATCAAAGTATTGGTCAGCTATCTCTGTTGTTGACCATCTTATTACATCTAAAATGCCTCTTTCGTCATACATAAAAATACTTGTCTTTTTTCCTAAATCTCTTGGCCTCGGGGACAAATTGTCACCCACCACTTCTACATAGCGTTGCTGTAATTTTTCGTAATGTCTTAAATGAATTTTCTTTATCGCATCTTGTGGATTTTTATACTGTAGCGCATATCCAATCTGTGTTCTGCTCATATAGATGTTGTTTTCCTCATCTACATAAAAATCACATCTAGTCCCTAAAAATTCTCCTTGCTTTACAAGTTTCAGTTTCATAATTCCATATCCTTTCTATTTTTATGCATCAAAATAGGACGCAGCATTCGCTACGCCCTCCAGCTTTCCGGGGAGATCAGGAACATATCCTGAAAGGACTCCTCCCCTATTTTCAATTTTCTTCATTTTTCACACGCTCCCCTGCCAAATCAGAAAGCAGGTCTTGAATCTTACTATAATTTTTCGTCATAAAGTGCTGGTTTGCCCAGTCTTCTTCAATTTTCGGTTTTCCGAGCACTTCCAAAATGTCATTGATCGTAAATGCTCCGCTTGAGATCAGCTTGTCTACTGGAGTTGCAATATCAAAAATATCAATATGCTTGACTGCCAGAGTCTCTATCTTCACATAATTTCCAGCTTTAAATCCTGTGTATCCGTTTCTCTTTCTGTTGATCTCCTGCTGCAGCATCTTAATGAGCGGATCTATCACAAAGGTCAGAAGTTCATCAATCGCTTTCCCTGTATCCTGTACATCTCCTTTGGCCAGACTCGGTGGGAAAGAAAATGCTCTTGCTGTAAATTCAAAGATGTCATCAGCTAAAGACTTGATATCTCGTGTTGACTCTGTAGAATACGTCTTTCCGCTTTCTGAAATATCCTGATATTCGTATCCGTCAAACAATGGCAACACCGCACTGTCGCTTTCAAAGAAGTTCTTAAAATGCGTGCTCATCAACTCCTGGAATGTTTCATCGAAATTCTCACTTTCCTGTGCAATTGCTCCAATATTCAGGATTCCTTTTTTTCCTCTTGATTTTTTATAGGCATCCTGCGCATATATCAGTAATTTTGAATACGTTTCATACATCCCATTTGTGAGATTCCTCATATTTTCTGAGTTTAATTCGAAAAACATTACTTCCGACATTTCCCGTGTTTCAGACAATTCGTAACCGTCAAATGTGATCCCGCTGAATCTGTACTCCTTCAATGCCAGCACCTCTTTGCTGTAACTGTCTGCCACATAAATGTGATTGTTTACTTCTACTACAAGGCATTCATTGTTCCGGTACAGCTTGCCAATCAGCTTATTCATGAATGACGTTGCATTCTGGTTCTGATTTGGTTCGTAATTCCAAAGATAATACTCCTGCCCTTTTACTTCTTTCTTCTTGATATACGTTTTAAATTCGCATTTGCTGATGGCATTTGCAATTTTATTGACACAAGTCCAGAAAGCCAGCTCTCTCAGATATACTTCGTACATAGCACTCTGTACATCTTTATCTTTCATAATGTCATCCACTGTGATCCTTGTGGTACTGCTGCCTCCAAGTTTTTTGATCAACCAGTCTTTAATACTTAATTTCCTACGTTCACCCCCTTAATAACTGTAAACCTGTATTTTCGGTGTTGGTTTTGCCCGTTTCTGCGGCAGCACGTTTTCCACAGTCATCGCCGCTACAAATGCCATAAATGGGTCTGTTTTTCTGCTTTTTCCTTCTATTTTTCCATATACATAATTTCCCATATCGGCATCATCCTCTTTTCCTGGTTTTCTTCCATGCCTGATTAGTTTTGCATTATTGGTGGCCCACCTTAATTCTGGAGCATCTCCCCACCGCAACCATTGATTTACAAAGCAGCTATCAATCAGAGGTGCCACTTTCATAATGTCTGATGGCCGGATCAGCTTCAGATTCTTATTCACTTTCATATCAAATCCTATTTCCTGCAGATATTTTCCGATCAATGCAAAACGGAAATCATCCAAGGCTAAAGCTTTGATATTGTATGTGCGTTTTGCTTCCTGTATATAATTTGTAAGCAATGACGGATGTATTTCCACGTCATCTACAAGCGTCAGTCTTCCGGAATCCGCCCATTCTTTCCATGGAGCCTTGATCCTCGGAATATCTTTCGAATTTAGGCACATCCATGAATGGCTGATATCAAACCGTTCATCTCCATCTCGGAAATGAAGATCTACGGAAGCCCAATCTGTTAATTTTGTATAGTCAATTCCACATACACAGCTCCATCTTTCCAGATCCGGCAGTAAGATGTTGGTCGCTTTGATATTGTCCCACTCCGTTACACTCATTTCTTCCGCATTTTCCGGAATATTCATTCGTTTTGTCATAAATGCCGGAAGTCTTCTCGGATTTTTCTTCCATTCCCTGTATTCTTTCCTGATCTCTTCCATAAGACTTGGCAGATATGGCAACGATGGATTTGCCATTGGCCAGTTTTCTTCCTGATCCACATCTTCCTTTTTATTCAGTTTACAGATAAATGGTAATAACCCATTATCCGGTTCGCCACCTCGTAATATCTGTTCGGAAGTTTCCAGCAGATCATCCAGCGGTCCTTCCCGCACATCACCATTTGTCGTGTAGTAAGAACGTCTTGGATGTTTCTTCTTACCAAGTCCTGTCGTAAAGACGTTTATATTCTTATAGTCTTCATATTGATGGATCTCATTAAAGATACAGATTCCAGAACGAAGTCCGTCTTTTCCTTTCGGACTGTTTGTTCTTCCCTTCATAATAGACTTTGTTTTTAAGCATAAAACCTGTTCCTTCGTCCACCGGAAGAATTTCTTTAATTTCTTTATCACAGATGGGCGCTCAAATGCATTGATCACATCATGAACCGGCCGCATTGCCTGGTCCTCATTATTGGCGCAGATATCTACATCGTACTCTCTGATTCCATTATGTGGGGACATTAAACACACTGATTCGAGCGCAATTGTACCATCTTTTCCCGCTCCTCTCCCCAACATACAGAATAAATCCGGCCATCTTGGAAGCCCGGATTCTCTCCAATATGTGCAATCGTGCAGTCCGATCACAAACTTCTGCCAGGGAAATATTTCTTCAAACGGGAAGTATTTTGACATCCCGATATATTTCTCCAACTGATCACAATCTATATAAATATCTTCATGCTCAAAACACCATTTTACATGCGCGACAAGCAGCTCCTGCTCTTCGCATACTGCATAGATTTTTTTCTCAACTATATCAATCCATTCCTGAATATATGGATGTATGTTACAGCTCATCTTCATCATCTCCCGAATCATCGCCAACCGGCTTAATTCCTAGGCTGTCCAGTATTTTAAGCATTTGAGCATTGACCTTAATTCTTTGATCTATCGAGTCATTTTTCTTTTGCCCTTTTTGACCTCCTCCATTATTATATTCAACGATAGCGCCTCTCTTTTTAATGTCTGCGATCAGTTCGTTCTCCAGGTCCCAGAAGTCCATATATTTATCGACCAAGTCGATGTAATATTTCCCTGTGGTTCCATTCCGGGCCAGCTGATCAAGAAGGTCCTCTTTGATTTCCACTCGCAATAATTCTTTTCTTGTTTTTCTCGCCCTTATACCACCCCCTCCGTCACGCGCGCACGAGAAATTTCTTTTGTCGGGAGCACCCACCGGTCTCTACGGGGCATATTAAAACCCGATTTTTTTCGACCGGGGGTATCCTGACAATTTTATTTTTCTTTACCATCTTTCTTCTGTCAGCGGTTCTTTTTTCTTTGGCTTTCGATATCCATGAACCTCTTCATGACAATCATGGCACAGGCTGATTAGGTTTCTCCGCTTCTCACCTCTAAAGCTGTACCAGATTTCCAATGCTTTATCTGGATGCTTCTTTACATAATTCACATGGTGAACCGTCGTTGCCTTTGTATACTTTCCACGTTTCTTACATAACTGGCATTCATATTTATCAAGCTTTAACACCTGTTCTCTCAATGCTTTCCACTTGCCCCATGTATAGAATCTGTGGATATTTTCTCTTATACATTTCTTTACAAATGCAATCTCATGTTCCGTCATATAATCACCTCAATTGCAGGAGAAGGAATCGAACCTCCGACCTTCAGCTAAGGAGACTGACGAGCTTCCACTGCTCTATCCTGCTATATTTGTGCGATGTCGCACACTGTAGGCTTTTGCCCAAAGCCTTTTATCGTCTTTGCTCAGGACGCAGAAAAGCACCTGGCTTTCACCAGATGCTCTCTACTATTTTCCATTATTTACTTCTTCCACAAACTGCTTCATCAGCTTTGTAAGCTGTGTTCCCATCGCAACACCAGATTCCTTGCAGGCTTCCTTGAACTCTTCTGCTACTTTCTTGTTGATCTTATATGTTTTTGGAACTAACCCTGCTTTCTCATCCCACTTATCTTGTGGTCTCTGTTTCTTTTCTTCATTACCGAGCATGCTCATCCCTCACTTTCTTTATGAGGCAATAAACCAGCTTTGCTATTCCTATAGCAATGAAGAATATTCCTAACTTCCACAACATCCTTTACACAAATGAGCTTTCATGTTATATTTATTTTGAAGAAGGGCTTTCGCCCCTCTTAGCTAATTAAATAGCTTGTCGAGAATCATTAAAAGGATTCCAACGAATAAGTCCAGAATCGCACTGACCGCCAATGTCTTTATATCGATTTTGGACTTTTTCTTTTGTTTCTTTTTGCTCATTTGTATCTCACCTCCTTACAACTATATAATACCACATACGTATACGTATGTCAACACTTTTCTCAGAGGTTTTTAATCCGGACAACGGGAATCGAACCCGTGACACACAGCTTATAAGGCTTCTGCTCTAACCGACTGAGCTATGTCCGATCAACATTTATACAAAAAAACGCCCTGCATTTTCATGCAAGACGCCCTTTTGTAATTTGTGTGTGGTTTTACTGGTTGTCTTTAGGAGGAAAACTAAAAACACCTTAGCCGTCCAGCTTGTTCCTTTCGGCTTTATACCATATTAGCATTTTAAAACCGTCGTTTCCGTCGTTTTCTCAAATTTTTCTAAATATCTGTTATGTTTGCATCGGCAACTGTCCTCTGTATATGCTTTCCTTTTCTTTGGGAATACTTCATTCATCCTATGTGAGACCTGTACCCAACTTAGATCATCAATATAATAAAATCTGAGAATCATCCGGATTTCACTTTTTTTTATTTGTCCTATATATTCCTCTACCTGTATCTGTTTCTCCAGAAGATCCGTCTCCAACATCTGCAGCTTTGCAATGCGCTTTTCAAGTAAAAACTCACGTTTTTCATATTCTCTTTGTGGGAAGCCTGTTATTTTCACTGTTCGCAATGGTTTGTTGCCTTTCTTTCCACATGCAACAGAATCTTGCACAGTAATCTTGTTCAGTTGCTCTATTTTCTTTTTATCCTCTGCAATCCTACGTCTCAGATCTTTTATCTCTTCTTTCATGTCTGCATACTCAATCAGTATCTTCTTGTCCACTGGCAACACTCCCTTTCGTATCTACTCCCCATTTTCTTAAGCAGTCTTCCACAGAGTACGCACCTCTTTGCATCCACTTCTTGGCATTCTCTGTTGGTTCATGTTCAGCCAGATCAGCAAAATGATCTTCTCGATCCCGTTTCATTTCCTTTGCGCTGCGTCTGTGCTTTAAGGTTCCTCTCATGCCGTCACCTCGATCTCTTCTCCTGTCAGCTCTTCAAGCTTCTGTCGCATTTCCTCGATGGTCATTTTCTTTGTTTCGGTGCGTTCCCAAATGAGTTCAAGGTTGCTTTTAATAAACACATCTTCTATGCATCCGAGTGATTCCGGAGTAATTCTATAGACTTTAACGATGTCTCCTCCTGTATACCCTTCCCATTTCAAGTCATCAGTGTAACCGTCTATATGATTGCATCTGCCTTTTCTTACTGCCTTCCCAGCCAATACAAGATACATGTTGCCATCTCTTTGTTCAACTACCATCCCGTCTTCCAGATCCGCCTTTGTAAATTCTTTCTGCATGTAATCACTCCATTCTAAGATTTCGTATCCTTCGCTATTGTAGTACCGATACGATGAGAACATTCCGAATCCTGTATAGCATGTTTCTCCTTTGTACTTTTCATAATTCGTCTTTTCCATATAACTTTTGCCTGTGCGCCATTTCATTCCATGTCCGTGCATCTGCCTGCAGAAATCTTTTGCTTCTTCCTCAGTCTTACAATGCATCACAATCTTATTGTCTTTATTTTTAAATTCATCCCAGTTAAATTTTTTTCATCATCCCACCTCACTATCTTTCGCACAATCCAATCTAAAAAAATCACAAATAACAGTATCGGAAACCCTCCAGCCAGAAGATAATCTGCTCCTTCTAGCTCTACTTCCTCTTCGATTCCTGTCTTTAAAGTAATCACTGTTCCAAGCCCCAGGATATAGTACAGGGCTAGGAATGCGATTGTGATTATGATGTCCATGTTATTTCTCCTTGTATGGTTCTATCTGTTCTTTCGGCATCCACGCTGTCACGACATCGTACACTATTTCCTTATCTGTCCCAAATTCTTTGTCGCAAGCGTAGACCGAACCTCCATCATCACAAAATTTCCACATACCCACTCTATCTATGTATCCGTCGTACACATTGCGCTCTTCCGGATGGTATGTCTTTTCTTCTTCTGGGACCCAGTATGAATAATAGTCTCCAATCCATTCAGATGAGTGTACAGTAACTTTTACCATTTTTCCGACTTCCGGCAATTTCTCGCTTACCGGAATCCAACCGTCATTTTTCTTCCCATCTTCATATCCTTGCATATAAAATTTTCTTCGGCTGCATTCTCTGCACTTCGGAACATCGCCCATATGAGAACGGATAATGTCTTTTGCCCAACCAACACTTACATAATCATCACACATTCCGAATGATTCAAACTCTATCGCATGATCTTCAATCTCTTCCAAGATCTTCTCTAGTACGTTCATTCCACATTCTCCTTACCCACATATTTCTCCACAATCAAGCCATAAAGATAGCTTTCCAGCTCTTCTGCTGTTTTGCTCCCTCCATGTCTTTTCTTTTCTTCCTTCAGTGTTTCGTAGGCGTCATTTTTCATGGATTCGATTTCTTCCACGATCTTCTCTAATGCGTTCATCACTCCACCTCCAACATCTCTTGATTGTCAAAAATATTGCCAATGACTTCATTTGTGTTCGCTTCGAAAAATAAAGATCTATCTCCATTTATGCAGTAAAAATTCAACGCGATTCAGTTTGTGTCCTAAAAGGTCATTCTCCCAAATCTTCTTACCATTCTTGTCGGTAAGTCCGGTGTACTGGCAGAGGGTGTTTATATCAATCTCATAAAAATCAATGCCAACTACATTCCATTTGTCGCATGCTGTACCTTCATACGGTTTAACGATTATCCCGCCAATAAAATAATGTTTCGGTTCTGGCATTCCATCATCAAATAAATATCCTTCAACCCACCATTCCTCTTTCGGAAGTTCTTTCCAGCTTTTTCTCTTTGCTTTAAAAAGGTCTCTATTCATCTTCTTTTCCTCCGTTCTGTCGCATCTGCTCAATGTAAATATCTGTAGCACACCTTACAATTTCCTGTTTCATCCCATCGTAATCAGTGCCTTTGTAAAAATTCTTGTCGCACGATCTTTTAATCATATACAGGATATCTTCAAATGCTCGCTCTTCCACTTTCCCTCTCCACTTCATTGTCGTATTTCATACACTTTCCATCCTTGTACGCTACACATTTCTCTTTAATACACGGATGTAACACTGGTCTAACAAAATCTCCATTCCCAATAAGCATTGCTTTTACCTCTTCTTTTCCTGTTAAATCTGGACAAAATAAAATCATTGCTCCTCCTCATATTCCGGACACTCCACACAATACTCATATCTGTCCTTATCTACACACTGCATATTGCAAATATCATTTTCTGGGCATTCTATGCAACAATGTTCGTATTTGCATACACATGTGTTTGGTGCTTTGCATTTTCCTATCATGATTATTCCTTTCTCCTTCCAATTACCTTATCTTTCTAAAATCACTTGTTGGTGCGTGGAATAACCGCCCGTCATTGCATTTAATCATTGTCTGCTGTCCGCATGCTGTCGGACGATACTGTTTAACCACTATTCCGCATGGATTGCCTGGATATTCAACGCACATCACTATGTCTCCGACTCTAATTTCTTCCATGCTACTCTCTGTTTTCGCCATTATTCATTCCTCCGTTAAAACAAACTCAATTGTTCTAAGTCATATTCTGTCTTTTTCTTTGCAAACTTCACGCCCTGCCGGCGCATCCTGTTAACTCTATCTTCCCGCTTTAGGCTCGCCATGTAGTTGTTATCAACTTCCGGTGGCGTTTGCAGGTAATATCCCTCTGGGAGTGGCATATTATTCGCTTCGCATATCTCCCGTATATCATGCTTGTAGCTTATAATATGGTTTCTTGTAAGATTCATGTTGCATCCATCTGGCCAGAACGGATCGTTGCATCCATATTTTTGTATGTATTTCCAACTCGCTATCTCTCTGACTATGTTATTCACACATTTACTAATGATTTGTTCTGGTGTCTCTTTCATTTTTTCTCAGAAGCCCGGTATACCCTTGCCCCGGCCGGAGGCTGGCTCCTTTCTATTTTTCGCTTATTTTCTTCTTTTCCTCTCCGTGTTTTCCTCATCCATTAATCTTTTTCCCCTATCGCTTCGCCAACTCCCGAACCAGTTCATCATTTCCTTTTTTCGTAAGGCCTTCATTACATGTGCAATCCGGATATACACAGCGGAAACAATCCGGATATTTACAGAGCGGCTTTGAAATTTTCGTTCGATTCATTTCCAGTTTTCTCTTGGTCTCCAGCAGATCCGGTATCTGGACCTGTCTTCTGCTGCCCGCTTCCGCAAACCATATCAGTCCCGATCTCTCCAGATACGCCCGAAAACAAATCTCATTTTTCTCAATCTGGAACATAACTTTCATGTACACCCACACCTCATGCACATCCATCCCGTCAAATAAAAGTTCCTGTATCCTGGATGCGTATTTCTCGTAACCTTCCACTACTCGATCACTTCCATTTCTCTTATTGAGACTTCATAAGCTGTTCTCTCGCTGTCGCCTTTTACATAAATCCTGCTCTGTATCATTCCCATGGCTCTCACTTTTATTCCGACTGGAAGCCCTGCTGCCAGCCTTGCGTTCGAATACCAGCAAATTGCCGGGAGATAATCACTTTTTCTGTGTTTCCTGTTTACTGCAATTAAAATATCCGTGATTTCTTTTCCGAGTGGTGTCTCTCGATAGAGCGGCTGTTTACAGATATATCCAATCAGATCAATTCTGTTTTGATCCGCTTCACCAGCTTCGCTGATTCCTTTTACAAATACATACAATTTCAAGTGATTTCTTTCTCCATCCTTTTCATTGTAAGATCTGTATTCTCCAAAGATTGTAATTCTCCCTCCTACATTATCCCGAATCTGCTGGACTATCTGTTCCGGCACCTGAATCGGTATGACATCCATGTTTCCACTTGTCCGCATGACTTCTATAGTTGATTTATAGATCTTTCTTCTGTCTTGTGAAGTCAATAAATACTCTGGTGTTTCCATAATTTTTCCTGTGATCTTTACTGTGTTGTTTTCCATCTTTTTCTCCTATATTGCATATTCCGCTGATACCCGTCATGGTATTACTCCATTTCCAGCCCGCTCAGCGCTTTCAAGATTCTTCCATCCATGTTATCTTCATTTGCCAGTGTTTTTACAGTCAATAACATTCCAGTCTCATTTACCCACAGGACGAAATATCCCATTCCCATGGGTCCTGTCGGAAAGTCTTCATACTCACCTGTTTCGGATAGGCTTACCAATTCCAGAATTTGATCCGGTATGTAACTCATCTCTTTTGTCTCTACATTCTGTAACACTGCCATTCCCCTGTATTTGATTTCTGTATCCTCATACCGGTCTCTGGCTGATAACCATTTCTTGTATTCCCACTCATCCCTTACTTTTAGTTCATACTGCTTTTCTCCTTTTTCATAGGCTCTGTATACTTCGCCCTCTTCCGGAAGATCCCCTACAAGTTCAATGACTGCTGCCTTATTCTTGCTTGTAAAGTCCTTCTCATATACAAATAATATCCAATAGGCTCCCTGTATGAAGTACATTTCCTCTTTCTTTCCTACAGTGAGTCCTGCACCTTTCCATGCATCCTTCAATATTCTCTTAAATATGCTCGTCTTAATAAACATGATGCTCCTTTCCTCTCCCAGAGTTATCTGGGAGATAATGTGATGGCTTACGACAGGTTTTGTGACGTACCTGCTGTTGTATCTTCACGGCACTTGGCCGGAGATGCTATAAAAATTGGAATCCTGGATGTCCTTCTTTCTGCTTTTCATTTTGCGGTTCTTTCATCAACTCCTGCTGATCCAGATAATTCTTCTTGCTGATCTTCATCCAGTCTTTCCTTGTGTGTGACTTCTCATATTCCCTCTGTGCGATCTCGCAAAGCAGTTCTCTTGTCTTTCTGCAGTTATGCACAGCTTCTTTCCCGCTTTTATGGTGCGGTTCACACAAATACACTTTCAATCCTTCCGCTTCTGACATTGTCCTCATTCCTGATCCAAACAGGATATGATGTTCCTCGGTATACTGCTGCCGATAATCACCATACAGATTGGCGCAGAGATAACACACACCTTTTTCTGTGTTCAAAATACTTTTCGGATGGCTGATTCTTTTTTTCTTCTTTCTGGCCTTTGGAAATTTCATATCACTATAATCAATGCTCATAAGGTAATCACTTTCTTTTTCCAGTTGTCCCATCCGCCTTTTGGCCAGGCAAATTCTTTCTTCAGAAGCTGCATGATTTTCTCCGGATCCCCGGATTTTAAGATGTCTTCTATGACTTCTCCTTCCTGGACCACCTCTTCTGTGATCTCATGTACCTGTTTTTCTTCTTCCGGAAGATTCATAGCCGGAGCATCCGGCATCAGTTCCGGATAATCTTCCACTTCCATCTGTCCCGGAATCTGTTCTTCTGTTTCTTTTGGCTCTTCCAATGTTTCCTGTGCTTTTGCAGGTTCTGCCTTTTTCTTTAATGGTTCCGTCTTTAAGACTTCCCTCTCTTTCTTTTCTCTCAGCGGCATCTGATAAACCCTTTCATAGGCTTCTGAATCAGAAGTCTTCCTGCCTTCCGGATAAAAGGTCTGTTCAAATGTTTTGGCCAACTCCAGATAGCTGATCTCTTCCGGCTCTCCCCTGCCGTTATATGGCATGATCCGAATCTGAAATTCACTGAAGAGCGCATTTGCAAATTGCATCCGAAACATCCGGAATTTTGTTGGAGCTACAATTCCCATGATCTCCCTGTTGATCACACTTTCCTCTTTTGGCTCGTCTTCCCATATCCATTTATGCATTTTCTCAAAGCAGCCTTTTCCTTCTCCTTTGAAAAATTCATACACCAATGTTTCCGTCCAGCTTCCCTGGTGTTCTTCTGGTGCGATGTCGCACAGGCTCATCTGCGGCGAATAACGATCTTCTGTTTCCCGGATGACTTCTTTTACCTCCCGGATTTCCCGAACCGTGGCATCTCTTGGTACCACTTCCCGCACTTCTTCCGGCAGTGCCAACATTTCAGACAGCTTGCTGCTGCCATATCCCCGGTATTTCTCCTGAATTTCCGGGCT